ACGGCGCCGTTTAGCGGCGGCAAGAAACGAGCGTTGTTCTTCCCCCACCCCGATGGGTGGAAGGCGAGAAGCCTGGACGGAAAGTCCTTCACCAGCAAGGCGGGCGGAACCTACGGGTTCTGGAATCTGGACCGGGTGAGGGGGCAGAAGGTCGTTCACATCACCGAGGGGGAGTTGGATGCTTGCGCGCTGGAGGAGGTCGGCTATCGGGCATGTTCGGTTCCCCATGGGGCGCCCGACAAGCCGGTGGAGGATGTCGAGCGCGGCTACGGCTACGCGATTGACGCCCTAGACGCCTTCGCGGGGGCAGAGCAGATCGTTCTGTGGACGGACGAAGACGGTCCGGGCCAGTTGTTGCGGGCCGATCTGGTTAAGATTTTCGGCGCGGCGCGCTGTTGCTTTGTCGAGTTGCCGAAGAAAGACCCGAACGAGGTTTTGCGTGATCTTGGCCCGGATGCGCTGAAATCCGTCCAGTGGAAGCCGTGGCCTGTCGATGGGTTGTATCGGCTGTCCGACATTCCCGAGCCTCCCAGCTTCGAGTTGTGGAACCCCGGTTTCCCGGAGTGGGAAAGCAAACTCCGATTGGCTCCGCGAACATTCAGCGTTCTGACCGGACATCCGGGCCACGGCAAGACGCATCTGTTCATGCAAGTTTGGACGCAGATCGCCCGTGCCCACGGGGTTGTCGTGGCGGTGGCGAGCTTCGAGACGCGAGCCAGACCGCACCATCGGCGGAATATCCGCCAGATTATTCATGGCCGGCCGGAAAAAGACCTGACGGACCAGGAACGGTCGGACGCGGACGCCTGGATTGAAGAGCGGTTTCTGTGGATGGAACACCCGTCCCGGCGGACCGATCTGCGCTGGCTTCTGGATACAGCGGAAGTGGCTTGTCATCGCCACGGCGCGCGGGTGGTGCAGATCGACCCGTGGAACCGGCTGGAATCGACCCGCCCTGATGGGATGAAGGAAACCGACTACATCGGGCAGTGCATTCGGGAAATGTACGACTTTGCGCGGGACATGAACTGCCACGTCCAGGTGGTCGCGCACCCTGCGAAATCAGACGGCCAGCGCAAGGGCGCCCCGCCGATCCTGGACGATATTTCAGGCTCAAAGCATTGGGACAATATGGCCGATCAAGGCTTCGTGGTGCATCGCCCGAAAGTGTTTGAGGACGGCGAGCGCAAGACCGAGGCGGCGCTGTATGTGCGGAAGGCCCGATTCGAGGAACTCGGCTACCCGTGCAAGCTGCAGGTCAACCTGAACCTGACCACCGGCCGTTTTGAATGAACCGACTACAGGGAGTGGTGAGCATGGCTGACATCATGGAGAAGTCGAAAGTGTGTGCGCTGATCGCACTGTTGCGCCGGGGCCTGTCGGTGCCGGAAGTCGCGCGGCAGATCGGCGTCGGTCAAAGCACGGTCAAGAACTGGCGCTGCCGTGTTGGCGACGAAGACCCGGAAGAGGTTTGGGAGGACGTTGCCGAGGAATATGCGCACAAGCGCGGCGGCGACATGCTGCGCAAGGCACAGATCGACTTTCGCCCGCGCCCGCTTCGCGACCCCGAAGACGTGTGGTGGGAGAAGCTGGACGGCCAGGTGTTCGAGGACGTTCGCGTTCGCGCCATGCCGACCGTGGACATGCGGGCGCCGGTGATGGAAGGGCGGACCTTGTGAGCGCCTATTACAACGAGAACGATCCGGTCGCGGCGGAATGGCTGCGCAATCTGATTGCCACGGGTGGCGGCGCTCTCCCAGAACCCTTCGCCAGCGCGCTTCACGGCTTCTGGCGAGATGCTGACTGGCTTCTCTGCACGGATGGAAAGTGGCGCCCGGTTGAACCCGGCACATTCCCGCTGGCTGATGGGATACCCAACCGAGTGGGACGCCTGCGCGCCTACGGAAACGCCATCGTCCCGCAAGTCGCGGCGGAAGTGATCAAGGCTTATGGAGGCTGGGCCGCGCTCCGGGCGCGGGGGGAGGGGTAGATGGTGTGCCCATCCTGCCGCCCACCGACCAGGAGGGCGAATAGATGGCGTTCCATGCGTAGGGCGGGCACTACAGGGAGTGTAGGTGATGACCAAGCTAGAGGAAGTGGCGCGTGCTCTGTACGCGGTCGCGGGACAAACAGGCGACTGGGACAGCGAGACAGAGGGCAAGCGGGCGTTCTACCGCCACTGCGCCCGCGCCGCCATAGAGGCCATGCGGGAGCCGACGCCCTACATGGTCATGCACGGCTATACGAAGCAGACGCGCGACCCTCGAACCGTCGAAAAGCAATGGGAAGCCATGATCGACGCAGCACTGGAGGAGTAGGTGGACAGAGAACCCAAACCGCGCGACTCCGGCTTTTACGAGGAGATCGACGCCGCGACCGCAGACGGAGGGCACAAGCGCCCGGTGCAGCGATTCTCGATCCCGGACGGGACGGGCGTGCGCGTTCTGGACGAACACCCGCTCGACCGGCTGAAACAGCGTGGCACCATCGACCGGCGCCAGCATGACGCGGGAATCTTGTACTATGGACAATGGCTGCGCTGCCGGCCAGGCGGATACACCGCGATCAACCCGGACAACATCAATGCCGGGGAGATTCCGCGCAAAGCCGAGTTCACGCCAGACACCCAACTTGACGCGGACCGGGATATTCGGGAGGCGGACCGGGCTATCGGCAAGGTCAACGCGGCCATGATTCGGTATATCTGCGCGGAGGCCAGAACCATCGCGGATTGGGTCACGCGCATGAACCGCACGGGGACGAAGACCAACCCGCAGCGGGAGGTCGGCCGGCTGATCGCGGCCCTGGAATGCCTCGCCGCACACTACCGGCTGTAAGCACAAATCATGAAACACACAAGGGGTTGACACGTTAATGTGCAGGGAGTACATTCGGCTAAGTAGGAAAATAGCGCCATCATCCGATTTGTCGAATTGTTCGCCGCTGCGGTCTTTCTGGTCGCGGCGTTTTTTGTGCTTGTCCCTCGCCAAGAGGACGCTTTGGCTGTTGCCAAGATTGAGACGTTGATCGGGCACGGGACAGGCTTCGCGATCAGCAGGCGTTACGTCATCACAAACAGGCATGTGGTTGGCAGCGCCGGCCGCGTCACGGTCAGGTTTGGCAGGCTCACACTTTCTGGCGAGGTTGTGTACCGGTCCAAGACGATTGACATGGCTGTGATCCGGGTCAAGGCGGCGCCGCATTGGCTGCCACTGGCTTGTGATTCGGGCAATATGATTGGCCGCCAGGTGCGAGTGATCGGGTATCCATCTCAGCTTGGCCTTCAGATCACGCGGGGTTGGACGACGGGTTGGTATCGCGGCCATCTGATGTTGACCGCGCAGATTCTGCCGGGGTCGTCTGGCAGTCCGGTTTTGCATCGTGGCCGCGTGGTTGGTTTGATTTTTGCGGGGATCGGAACCCGGATTGGATTTGGGACGTTCATCCCGCATGGCTTCAACCTTGCTGTGAAGATTTCGCGGGTATGCGGGGAACTTCGCAAGCACAACTTTATCAGATGGGACCGCCACTATGCAGCCTGATGATGAGGACCGCGTGCCGTTCTTTGATTTCATCGAGGACAAGGACGGGACGTGGTGGGGCATTATGGTCCTGGCGGAATGCGCCACCGAGGAAGAGGCCGCCGATTGGTTCGAGGACATGATCGACCGCGACGTGGCTGTGGTGGAGCTTGATCCAGATGTGGCGGTTCACTGATGGGTTTGGCCCAAGTGGCAGAGGGCGAGGACGGGCGCTGGTACGTGATCCACGTTTGGTCCTGGCACGATGCCCGCGAAGACGCGGAAGCGGAACTGGCGCGGATCGAAGCGCGGGCAGAACAGGCGGAGCATTGAGTGAGCAAGAACGGGCGACCGCGAAAAATCAAAAGCCCAGAGGAGTTCGACAAGCTCGTTGACGCCTATGTGCAAAAATGCCAATCGGCTGAGGCGCCGATCACATGGACAGGCGTTGCCTTAGCCCTTGGGTTTACCAGTCGAGAAGCCATTGATGAGTATGCGAAATACGACGGCTTTTCTGACTCGGTGAAAAGAGCGAAACTGATCGTTGAGAACGCATATGAAGCGCGCCTTCATGGAAACAGCCCCACGGGGGCAATTTTCGCGCTGAAGAACATGCGATGGTCTGATCGGCAGGAAATCAGTGGCCCGGACGGCGGGCCGCAAGAGATTACCTTGAACCTGAACGGGCCGCGTGCAGATTAACTTCGAGTTGCGTGCGGCTCAGGCGGAGATCCTTGGTGAGTTAAAGCGGTTCAACGTCCTGGTGTGTCATAGGCGCTTCGGGAAGACCGTGTTGTGTATCGCCCGGCTTGCGCAAGACGCGCTGGCGAACAAACAGAACGCGCCGCGCTACGCATACATTGCCCCGTTGTTCCGCCAGGCGAAGCAGGTGGCATGGGACTATCTGAAGCTGTTCGCGGCCAACATTCCCGGCGCTTCGATCAACGAGGCGGAATTGCGGTGCGATCTGCCGAATGGCGGGCGCATCCAATTGTTCGGGGCTGACAACTACGACGCCTTGCGGGGGATCTACCTCGACGGCGTTGTGATGGACGAATATGCCCAGATGCCGCCGAAGGCATGGTCGGAGGTTATTCGGCCGGCGCTGAGTGACCGCAAGGGTTGGGCGATCTTCATCGGCACGCCGAAGGGCAAGAACCAGTTCTGGAAGTTGTATTACGAGAACCGGGATGCGCCGGACTGGTACTGCGGCATGTTCCGGGCAAGCGAGACGGGCATCCTGGACCCAGAGGAGTTGGAATCGGCGCGCCGCTCGATGAGCGAAGACGAGTTTGAACAGGAATATGAGTGTTCGTTCGCTGCCGCGCTTCAAGGCGCTTATTTCGGCAAACTCATGACGCAGGCGGATCGCGACGGGCGCATTGGATTGGTGCCGTATCAAGAGAACATCCCGGTCAACACGGCATGGGATATTGGCATCGGGGATGATACGGCGATCTGGTTCTTTCAGCAGTTGGGACCGGAAATCGCGATCATCGACTACATCCAGGAGTCGGGGCAGGGTCTTGGGCACTATGTCCGCGCGCTTCAAGACAAGGCCTACATTTACGGCACGCACTATGTGCCGCACGACTTCAAGGCCAGGGAATTCGGGTCGGGCAAGTCGCGAGAAGAACAAGCGCGGTCGCTTGGCCTGAAGGTCAAGGTGGTGCCGCAGCTTAGTGTCGATGACGGCATCAACGCCGCTCGGCTGATAATCCCGCGCTGCAGGTTCGATGAAAAGAAGGCGGCTTATGGCATTGAATGCCTGCGCCAGTACCGGCGCGAGTGGGACGAGAAGCTAAACGACTTCAAGCAAAGACCGCTACACGATTGGGCCAGCCACGGGGCTGACGCCTTCCGTACAATGGCGGTTGGGGTCAGGGACCAATACCACAAGCCCGAGCCGACATGGCCGGCCTCGCAGACATTCAACGAGATGTTCCAGAATCATATCGGGCATCGAGGGGACAGCAGGATTTGAAGAAACGCACTGCACGCTTTTGGCATGACGAGCTAGAAGCGGAAGAAGCCAATTCAGAAACCGTCCAGGGCGGGAAGAAGTGGCGTGAGCGGGCGAAGAAAGTGGTTGCGCGCTATCGGGACGAACGCAGCAGCGGCACCGCGAAGAAATTAAACATCCTGTGGTCCAACATCGAGACCCTGAAGCCCACGATCTTCTCGAAGATGCCGGAGCCGGATGTTCGGCGCCGGTTCAAGGATCAAGACCCCGTTGGCCGGACTGGATCGGAGATCCTGGAGCGGGCCTTAGCCTATGTTCTGGACGACTACGGCGCGGCGCAGGTTTTTGAGGGCGTGCGCGACGATGGCTTGATAGCCGGGCGCGGACAGGCCTGGATCGAGTACGAACCGTACATCTCCCGAGAACGGCCCGAATTGGTTCCTGGCGAGCCACAGATGGACCCGATGGGCGGCATGGCTATGGACGAGACGGGTCAGCCCGTCATGTCTCCGGATCAATACATGCTGGGGGATCGCCCCGTAGAGCCCGATGGGGAGGACGACGACGGCCCCTACATCGATGAGAAGGTCGATGAGCGGGTCTATTGCTGTCTGGTGCCATGGAAATATTTCCGTCACGCGCCGGAGCCGCAGTGGAAGGACGTGTGGTGGGTTGCGCGGGGGCACATGATGACCCGCGAAGACCTGCACGAGAACTTCGACGAGTCTTTGGGCAAGGATAAGGTCAAGGCCTTGCCCCTGCAGAAGCACAAGGGGTCGGAAGACAAGGACCGGGGCGCCGCGCTGGTTTGGGAGATTTGGGACAAGAAAACCCGCAAGGTTTATTGGGTCCACGACCAGTGGAAAGACCAGATCCTAAAGGACGCGGAAGATCCGCTGAATCTGGAGCAGTTTTTCCCGTGCCCGGAGCCTTACACGCCGATCCGCACGACGGACGATTGGACGCCGATTCCGGAATACACGCTGTATCAGGATCAGGCGGAAGAGATCGACAACATCTCCGCGCGCATTGCCACGATGGTCAAGGCGGTGCGTCCGCGCGGTGGTTACGCGAAGGACATGGAGGGTGTGGCAAACATCCTTCAGGGCGATGACCTGGACTTGGTGCCAATCGACAATTTCGAGCGGTTTGCCGAGAAGGGCGGGTTGAACGGCGGCGTGATGTGGCTGCCGCTGGACATGCTCTCGAATGTGATCGCGGCGTTGTACGAGGCGCGCAATCAGTCCAAGCAAGAACTCTACGAAGTCACGGGCCTGTCTGATCTGGTTCGGGGATCAACGAAGGCGAGCGAGACCGCCACGGCCCAGCAGTTGAAGGGCAATTATGGCTCGATGCGGATGCAGCCGCGCCAGGTTCCTTTTGCGCGGTTTGTGCGGGACGTGCTGCGGATCATGGCGGAAGTGATTGCTGAGCATTATTCGCCGGAGACGTTGCAGCGGATGACCGGCATGGAGGCTTCGCCGGAAGTCATGGAGATGCTGCGGTCTGACAAGTTGCGGGGTTATCGCATTGACGTGGAGACGGATGCGACGGTTGCCCCTGACCAGCAAGCCGAGAAGGAATCTATGGTCGAATTCGTTTCGTCCATCACCCAATACATGCAGGGCATCGGCCCTGTCGTGCAGGCTTCTCCACCGATGGCAAAGCCGTTGATGGAAATCCTGAAAATGGTCACGCGCCAGTTCAAGGCCGGCCGCCCGGTGGAAGACGCGCTGGACGAAGCGGCGGATCAGGTCATGCAGATCGTGTCCCAGCCGCAACCCGATCCGGGTCAAGCGGAAGCCCAAGCCGAGATGCAGAAGGCCCAAGCCCAAGCGCAGATGGACATGCAGCGGGCGCAACTGCAAGCACAGACCGATCTTCATCGGGAACAAATCAAGGCCGACGTGGCGCGGGAGAAGGCGCAACGGGAAGCCCAGACGGACATGGAAAGGGCGCAACTTGACCGCCAAACCGAAATCGACAAGGCCAGAATCGGAGCCGAAGTCGATATCACCAAGGCCGAAATCCATAGTCGGTCTGCTGAACGGGAGGCCGCTCTACGCGACCGGCGAAATGTTGATGGTTGATGGAGGGTTTGTTGGGACCATCAAGCCAACGGGACGGAACTTCTGATGGCTCGATACATTTGGCGCGACGGTGAGATCATCGAGATACCGAAGGACTATACGCCGCCGCCCCGCAAAGGCCCCTACATCATATCGGACAACCACGAACCGTTTCGGTCGATGGTTGACGGGCTTTGGTACGATTCCAAAAGTTCGTACCGGAAAAGCCTGAAGGCCAAGGGCATGGTCGAGATGGGCAATGAAATGCCCCGGCAACGCGAATATGAGCCCCAGAACGTGGGGCAGGACATCAAGGACGCCATTGAACAGGTCCGGGCCGGCAAGGGCGCCATCGGGACCGACAAGGATGCGTTGGCGGCGTCAATCAGCACAGGAAGAACGAAGGCATGATGGACAAGGACATTCCCGACGAGATTGAAGACACCGAAGATGCCGTTGAAGACGAGGGCAAGAGCCTTCGGGACGCCATCGAGGATGCGGCCGGCGGGGAACAGGATGCCGCTCCGGTAGAGGTCGAGGAAGTCGAGGAAGTTGAAGAGATTGCGCCGCCGGAGCATTGGTCGCAACTGGACAAGGACGCATTCAATGACCTGCCGCCGGATGTTCGGAAACTGTATCTGGACAAGGCGACGAGCCTGGAAAAAGGCTACAACGAGAAATTCGAGCAGATCGCGGACTGGCAGAAAGAAAAGGCCGCGCTCGATGAAGTTTTTGCACCACTGGCAAGCGAGTTGTCTCTCCACGGCATGGACCGGGCCGATGTGTTGCGCCGATTGGTCGGCGCGCACACGTACCTGAGTCGCGATCCCGAGGGGGCCTTGCGCTGGCTGGCGCAGCAATATGGGGCAGACTATCTTCTGGCCGGCGATGAGCCGGACCCGTTCGATACTCCGGACCCGAGAGTACAAACCCTCACCCAAGAAATTGCACAGCTAAAGCAGCAACTTCAGGGGTTCCAAGGGCAGTATCAGACCACGCAGGAAGCGGCTTTGTCGCAGCAGATCCAGGCGTTTCAGACCGCCACGGATGAGCAGGGCAAGCCCAAATACCCCTATTTCACGGACGTTCGCACGCAGATGGGTCAGTTGATCCAGGCTGGCGCGGCGCAGTCGTTGGAACAGGCCTACGAAATGGCCGTTTGGAGCAACCCCGATGTTCGGGGCCGGCTCATGCAGGCGGACCAGCAGAAGGCCAACCAAGCGGCTGAGGCCAAGCGCCGCCAGGAGGCAGAAAAGGCCCGCAAGGCTTCTGCCGCGCGAACGGCGGGATCGGGGCGCGCCGGGTCTGGTAAGGCTGGGAGCATCCGGGAGGCTGTCGAACAGGCTGTGCGTGGAGCATAAGGAGCTAGGAAATGGCATCTCCGAATCTTTCGGAAATCGTCACGACCACGCACCGCAATCGGTCGGAAACCCTTGCGGACAACGTGACGAACCATGTCCCGCTGCTTCGGTATTTGAAGAAGCGGGGAAACATTTCGCTGAAATCCGGCGGCCGCACCCTGGTGCATGAACTGGATTACGCGGAGAACGCAACCTTCCAGTGGTACGACGGCTACGAAGTGCTGGACGTTTCGGCGTCTGACGTGCTGAGTGCCGCCGAATTCAACTGGAAACAGGCCGCCGTCAACGTGACCATCTCCGGTAAGGAGATGCGCATGAACAGCGGCGACGATGAGATCATCGACCTGTTGGAATCGCGCATCAAGAACGCGGACCGGACGATGATGAACAATGTGGCAACCGGCATCGCCTCGGACGGCACCGGCTCCAGCGGCAAGCAGATCGGTGGTCTGCAGTTGCTGGTTCCCGATGACCCGTCCACTGGCACCGCTGGCGGCATCAACCGGGCTAACTATTCGTTCTGGCAGAGTCAAGTCTATGATGCGACTTCGGACGGCGGCGACACCACGTCCGCGACGAACATCCAGGGCTACATGAACGCGCTGTGGATTCAGTGCGTGCGCAATGCGGACGCCCCGGATCTGATCGTGGCCGGCTCGGACAAGTTCCAGTATTTCTGGAACAGCCTGCAGACGATTCAGCGCATTACCGGCGCAGACGAAGGGTCGTCCGGCTTCCGCACCCTGACCTACTACGGTCCGGGTGGTTCTGCCGATGTTGTCTATGACAGCACGATCAACGCCGACCGCATGTACTTCCTGAATACCGAATACATCAAGTTCTGTGTCCACCGTGAGGCGAACTTCGCCCCGCTGGAGGACAAGTCTTCGGTGAATCAAGATGCGATGGTCAAGCCGATCATCTTCATGGGCAACCTCACCATGTCCAACGCCGCCCGTCAGGGCGTTTTGAAGGAGTAGCGATCATGGCTTTTCTGACCAATGGCATCATCGGCGCTGACCTGACCGCCACTCCGGCGGGCACGGGCACGTCGAGCGACGAGGGCAATGAATTCGCCCTTGGGACTCGTGCCGAAACCAACGATGGCGGCATTGCCGTCTATGTCCATGCTGCGGGGGCCATCGATCAATACGATTTCGTGTCGATTGATGAGAACTTCGAGGCGACCGCGCTTGCCGATGCTGGCGGTGCGGCCGGACACATGGTGGGTGTGGCTCAGGTGGCTTTGGCCGATAACGATTTCGGCTGGGTCCACATTGAGGGCACCAACATCAAGGGCAACGTGAAGGCGTCTTGTGCCGCCGACACCGAAGAGCTGTGGACCAATGCCACCGCAGGTCACGTCGATGACGCGACTTCGGCCGGCGCGGTTCGCCTTGTAGGTGTTGTCGTCGTGGCTGCGGCCGCCGGCAATGACACCAACAAGGAAATCATCATGCGGAACGCCCGATTCCAATCGTAAGCGTTCCAGGCGTCTCGAAAGAGACGCGCAACCCTGTCCCGGACGCGGTGCTTCGGCATCACGTCCGGGGCGCTCTTTCGCGGGATCTCCCTGAAATCACGGGGGAGTGTTCACCGCATGAACGCACCATGATCATTTGCGGGTCTGGCCCGTCGATTGATCTGGTGGACCCTGCCGAGGGCGATGTTTTCGCGTTGGGCGGGGCGCATGATTATCTGATTTCCAGGGGCATTGTTCCGGTCGGCTGGATCAACGCGGACCCGCTGCCGTGGGTCGCGCAATATATCCAGAATCCTCATCCGGACGTGACCTATTTGCTGGCGTCTCACTCGCACAGGTTTCTTTTCGAGGCGCTTGAAGGCCATCGGGTGGTGCTCTGGCATAACAATTGCGGAGCGGGAACCGAACGTGTTGTCGCGGAAACGCGAAATCACATGACCGGGGCTGTTCGGTTGATGGTTTCTGGTGGTCCCACGGGGGCAACGCGCGCGCCGTTCCTTGGCGATGCGATGGGGTACAGGAAATTTATTCTGTGCGGGATCGACGGCAACGGCGGCCACAAGGCGCAGGGGTTACGCACCCGCGAATCCGTGAGTCTGACGGTTGACGGGCGTGAGTGGGAAGTCCCGCTGAATTTTGTGAAGCAGGCGATGGCGTTCGAGACGATTGCGCGGGAGTTCCCGGAATGGAGTTTCGAGGTCAAGGGTGACAGCTTCACATCTGCCGTTTTTAGAGCAACCCGAGAGGGTGCGGGCCAACGTCGCGGCGAATGTGCGGCGGGGGTTGCCTGAGCCAGGGCCGGCGAAGGGTGTTGTCAATCTCTGCGGTGGAGGGTGGTCCCTTGACCCGTCTAAACTGCGGGGACGCAAACAAATTTGCGCCATCAATCAGGCGCACGATCATCTGATCGAACATGGCGTCATGCCGCACTGGTGCGTAACGGTGGACCCGCACGAGCGAGTCCCCGATATGATCACCCCGAGAAGGGGCGTGACGTATTTTGTCGCGTCACAGTGCGACCCGGCCTTGTTCGACAAGTTGGACGGGTTTGATGTTCGGATCTTCCATATCACGAACAGCGTCCCGATTGACGATCTTGTGAGATCGCCGCTCCGAGTTGCAGGCGGCACGTCCAGCATCGCCAGGGCGCTTGCGCTGCACTGGCATCGCGGATGCACGGTCTTCCATATGTGGGGTTTTGATTGTTGCGGTGATCATGCCTATGTTCACCGCGTGAACGCAGGCCCCGACCGCATCCCGGTGGAGATTCTGGGCAAGGAGTACATGACGACGCCCAGCCTGCTCCGGCAGGCGCGGGCGTTCTTCCAGCAACTCAAAGACATGAAGGCAATCCGGCCGCCGAAGGTTATCGTCCATGGAGACGGCCTGATCGCGGCACTAATGAGGCATCATGGAAACTGACGAACAGTATTGGGTGGCCGTTGCGCAGGATCAGCGCGACACCGCCAAGGCTCTTTTCTTCTACAAGACCGTCATCAACAAGGGCGCCACGGACCGGGAAGGCCACGTTGTCACCAGTGAGCAGGAATGGGTGAAGATCATTGTTCCTGGGGACGACAAGTCCGAAGTGGTTCGCCGCGTGAGTGATGAGGACCGCAGCCGATGGCCGGAGGGGTACGCCCGCTTCGCCGCCAAACGGGATCAGGATAAGATCGAGGGCACCCGGATTCGGGAATGGCCCTACCTGACGCGGGATTGGGTGGCGAAGCTGGAATTTCTGAAGGTCCACACCGTGGAAGAGGTCGCGAACGCCTCCGACACTCTTTTGGAGAAGTTGGGGCCGGGGGCGCGCGATCTGAAGGCGCGGGCGGCTGACTTCCTTCGACCGGCGGACAAAAACGAGCAGGCGTGGCGGCAGGAAAAGAAAGACCTGCAACGCCAGATCGACCAATTGAAGGGCCTTTTGAACCAACCGGATGCGCCCAAGAAACGCGGCCGGCCAAAAAAGGATGCGGCATGACTGAGACTGCGAAAGAGAAGGTGGACCGTTTCGCCGCCAACCTCGTTGCCGAATTGCAGCAGGATGGATTCATCGCGGCAGACGAAGGAGTCCGGATCAGCATCGAGCGACGGCCCGACGAAGACAAGCCGCGCACGGGTGGCGAAATCCTGGCGTCGATCTGATGGCAACGCTTCTCAGCCTTTGTGAAGACGTGTCCGATCTGGTCTCATTGGAACGCCCCACGGCGATAGTGGGGTCCACGAACCAGACCGCGCGCCGGCTGCTTCAGGTGGTCCGGGAGACGTGCGAGGAACTGAAGGACCGTTACGAATGGCCCAAGTTGGTGCGCGAGCATGAGATCACCACGGCGAATGGCACGGCGTCCTATGCCTTGCCGAGCGATTACGACCGCTACATCAACGACACCGCGTGGGACCAGAGCAACTATTGGCGGATGCGGGGTTCGCTGACGCCGGAACAGTGGCAGTTCTACCAAAACGCCATCGTCTCTCTGCCGGCCAATCGAAAGCGGTTCCGGGTCAAGTATGATTCGGACAATTCGGCTTTGCGCATTTTCATCGACCCGACCCCGACCGGGGTCGAGACACTGGTCATTGAATACATCAGCAATCAATGGTGCGAATCGTCCGGTGGGACGGGTCAGGCGGATTGGGCGGCAGACACGGACGTGCCACGAGTACCGGACGAACTTATCCGGTTGGGCGCACGCTGGCGCATGTTGCGCATCGGGGGGTTTAGCTATGCCGACGAGCGGGCGGACTATGACAGCCGGGTCAATCAACTGATTTCGCATTCGGCGCCGGGAACGACGATCAATGTCGGCACTCGCCCGGACTATTTCTACAACCTGCCCGAGGGGAACATCGCGATCTGATGCGATACGATCCGCGTGCCATTCAACGAATGCGGGGCAGGCCACGGTCAAGAATGCGCTCGGTCACGGCTCCGGTTGGCGGGTGGAACACGCGGGACGCCCTGGACTCAATGGACCCGACCGATGCAGTGGTCCTGGACAATTTCTTCCCGGAGACGGGCAAGGTCTCGCTGCGCAAAGGATATGCCCAGCACGCAACGGGTGTTGGAAATGGCGACGTGCAGACTTTGGCGGAATATCACGCCGGCACCACGCGCAAGCTGATCGCGGCCGGCGCCGGGGGATTGTACGACGCCACGTCTTCGGGCGCGGCCTCTTCGATCCAGACCGGATACACGTCCAACAAGTGGCAGTGGGTCAATTTCAACGGGCAACTTCACCTTGTGAACGGTGAAGACGCGCCGCAGATGTATGACGGGTCAATCAACACCCCGTCTTGGAGTGGATCAGGCCTTACCACGTCCGATTTGATCGGGGTTGAGGTCTTCAAAAATCGACTGTTCTTCTGGGAGAAGGACAGCCAGGATTTTTGGTACGCGGCGATTAACGCCGTCACAGGCACGCTGACCAAATTCCCCCTGTCGCGGGTTGGCAGTCTTGGCGGCAACATTGTCGCCATCGGCACATGGACGATGGACGCAGGACAGGGCGTGGACGACCGTCTGGTGATCATTCTGTCGAGTGGTCAGGCGGCGGTCTATCAAGGCACCGATCCCGGCGACTCTACCGCGTGGGCGATTGTCGGCATTTACAACATCGGCGCCCCTCTGGACCGCCGGGCGATTGCCAAGGTGGCGGGCGATTTGTTCATCGCCACGGACGAAGACTATGTTTCCTTTGCCGAAGTGTGGCGGAAGGGTGAATTCAAGGACCGGGAGAGCAAAATATCTGGCGCGGCCGCAGCCGCCGCGCGGAGCTATGCCGCAAACTTCGGATGGCAGATCATCCACTATCCAAGGGGCAACCGGGTGATCGTGAATGTTCCGGAAACGGCATCGCGATACCGCCAACACGTTGTCAACACGCTGACCGGGGCCTGGTGCCGGTTCACGGATATGAACGCACGCTGTTGGGGGCTGTACAACCGTGACCTCTATTTCGGCGGTGATGGTGGGATCGTCTACAAGGCTGATACGGGGTTCAACGACAACTCAGCCAACATCGATGCGGAAGCCCAAACGGCATGGAATGCCTTCGGGAGCCCAACGCCCAAGCGGTTTTCGCAGCTTCGGACGTTGGTTGGCGGCAGCGGATCGCTGGGTCTGACACAGGGGCTCGCCTTCGACTTTGGCGAGGTTTTGGTTGAGCAGGCGACATCGAGCGAGACGGACGGGCTGACCTGGGATGATTTCTTCTGGGATGACGAATTTTGGTCCCCGGAAGTGACGACCCGCGACGGGTGGCTTTCGGTCACGGGAGAAGGCCACGCAACATCTCTTCGGCTTCGGTACGCCGGCACGGTCGAGAATTTAGTGTGGTATCGCACGGACTATGTGTTTGAGCCCGGGTTCGGGTTGACGTGATGCAGATCGTCACCGAACCTGTCGAATATCTGGCGCAGTGGGCAGCGGACCGCATTCGGGGCGTGGAACATTTCGATAACCCGGCTGCTATCGGGGTGTGCAGGGGCGACCAGTTGGCGGCTGTCGCCGTCTATACAGACATCAAGCGATGGAAGGGCGGCGGAGACTGCCAGATCAGCTTTGCGGCGGACACGCCGAAATGGGCAACGCGGGAGACAATCGGGTTGTTCCTGGGCACCCCGTTTCAGGCGCTTGGCGTGAGCCGCATCACTGCGTTGGTCAAGAAGGGCCACAAGCGGTCTCGGAAACTTATCGAGGGCGTTGGTTTTAAGCGAGAGGGCGCAGTGCGACGGGCGGACCCGGATGGGTCAACCCTTATCATTTACGGTCTCTTGAAAGAGGAATTCGAGGCGGGAAAATATGGGCGGTAAGAGCGGAGACAGCGGGCCTCAGATCAACCCGCAGAGCCTGATCAATCAACAGGCTCAACAGAACCGGATTACGCAGTTTGGTCCGCAAGGCAACCTGATTTTCGGGTCCATTGGATCTGACGGGCAGTTCCAGCCGAGGACGGGCGGTGCAGCGGCGGCGCTGGAAGAATCGCCTTTCCAAGAAAGGTATCGCCAGGGCCGGGAAGACCTGTCTTTGATTGCGCAGGAAACGGCGGCCCCGCGCATCCAGAACCTTCCTCTTGCGCCCATTGATGTCACGCAATTCCCCGAGCGGCAATTCAGCCTCAATTATGATCAGGTAGACGACGTGCCCCGGTCGGCTGATTTCGCGGACCAGATCAATTCCGCCGAACGCGCGACGTTTGAGCGGGGGATGGGGTTGCTGAATCCCGTCTTCGAGGACCAGAACCGCCGGCTGGAAACGAAACTGGTCAACCAGGGTCTCCCGAGGGGCTCCGAGGCGTTTGGGTCCGATTTCGAGGATATGCGCCGCGCTCAGAATGAACAAATGGGCAAGTTGGCGCTTGATGCCGTTGCGGCCGGTCGGGCGGAAGATTCTCGGCTGTTCGGTCAGGGTATGAGTGCCCGCAATGCCCAGATTCAGGACCAGTTGAACCAAGCGTCCTTCCTGAACACGAACCGTGCGCAAGCCGTGCAAGAAAATCAGGCGTTGCGGTCACAGGAATTGTCCGAATTGGGTGGTCTTCTGGGTCTGCAGCCGGTGCAGCCGATCCAGAGCCAGAGTTTTTTCGGGCCGGCGAATGTCGATGTCATGGGACCGTATGCCATGGCAAATCAGCAAGCGATGGCGAATCGCCAAATGGCGAATCAGAACCGCAATGCGATGATGCAGGGCATTGTCGGGTTGGGCAGCGCCGCGATGGGCGCCTTCATCTAAGGAGAGGTCATGTTTCAGGGCAATGGGGTGTTTTTGAAGGGCGGACAGGGTGTGGTGCCCGCCGGTCACGTCGCCAACAGGCTTCAGGCCGGTCAGTTCGGGCCGACGCCGAACGCTTCTGCGCCTCCGGGGTTCGTCGTGCCTGCAACCGGCGAAAACGTCGCGCCGACCAACATCCAGAGTGAAATCCTGCCGCAGGATGGTTCGTTTCAGCCGGCAAGTTCTCCCGCCGATGTGCCGCCGGAGTTCCTGACGCCGGAAGAGCGGCGTCAAATGTCCCTGATGCTTCAGAGCGGCGATTTCAATGGCGTCCCCACTTATTTGGGCGGCAACATGACGAACACGCCCCCGGCAACGCCGGTATATCGTTCCGAAGCGGCGCGGATGCTTGGGCTTTCTCCTGCTGAGTTGGATATGAGGTTCCCGCGATGAGGCCTTCCGGACAGACCCAGATCTTCGACCCCATGGCGCGGGCTCTAATCCAGAATTCGCAAACCCAGGCGCCGATGAGCAACTGGCTTCAGCCCCTGGGCCGGCTGGCGCAATTCGGTGTGGGGCACTATCGCGAACAGAAAGGCAAGACAGAAGCCAACGAGCTTCTGAAAAAGGCCTTTGCTGATCCGAAGGCGGACCCTCAAAAAGTTGCGGCGATGTTGGCGGGCAATCCGAGAACGGCCGGCATGGCGAATCAAATCTACGCCACGGGCCTTGCTGCAAGAATGAAGGCGAAGGCCGAAGAGGGGAATATGGCCGCCAAAATCCGCTACAAGGTGGCGGAAATGAAAGCCTTGATGCCCTACAAAATGATGCTGAAGCGCGCAGGCGCAACCCGCAACGTGATTACCATCATGAACAAGCGGGAAAGCAAGATGGCCGAGGAAATGGGGAAGGCCGACGCCAAGACGTATGTTGATGCGCAGCGCGCGGCGATCCAGGGTGCGGATGTTTCGGCAAAATTGCAGATGCTCGCGAAACTGCAGAGCAACGTCAAGACTGGCCCTGGCGCGGAAACGCAATTGACAGTGGCGCAGGTGGCGCAGCGGCTCGGCATGGACCCGAAAGCCCTGGGGATGAGTGGGGACCAGATCGCGGACGCGCAGACCTACAAAGCGATTTCCATGCAACTGGTTATGAATCGCATGTCCGCCTTGAAGGGCGCGGTATCCGACCGGGAATGGGTGCTGTTGCAGCAGCAGGTTCCGAATATGTCCAACTCCCCGGAGGGCAACAAGCGCCTCATTCAAGTCATGACGCAGCTTTCCGGCCGGATGGCCTTGAAGGCGAAGATGATGCGCAAGCATATCGCAGACAAGAAGAGCCTCGATGGCTTCGCGGAGAAGTGGAACGAGTACACGGCGAACAATCCGTTGGTCTCCGGCGGCACAGCAAAGACCGCTCCGAAAAGCGGCACGCCGGCCCCTCCGAAGGGATTCAAGGTGCAATAGATGGACATTCAGAAGGGTCACTTCGCCACGGACGGGCAGGGCAACGTCCGCATTCTTGTTGACGGCCAGTGGGTCGCGCCCGAACAGAAGGCCGTCAACGATGCCGGGGACGAAGCCTATCTGGTCAACGGGCAATGGATGACCCGGCCCATTGGATCGGCCAAAGCGGTTGCCGATCAGGCGTTCGGGGATCAACCGGACATATCCAGGGGTCCAGATGAAATGCCGGACAACGCCTCTGTGATGGCGGCGGCCAAGACGGGCAAAGATCCGCTTCCGGCCGGCGGCGGCATGACGCCAGGGCTCGCAACAACCCGATCCCCGACGGCAGAGAAAGGCCCGTATCGCGATTTTGTGACAGCCGAGGGGCGGTACGCGCCGTTGAAGGACGCGGACGGAAAGGTCATCGAGGAAATCGACGGCGCGCCGGGCAAGGGAACGGGTTGGGACATCAAGATGGCCGCGTTGTTCATCGCGGAGACCGACCCGGCCCGTCGAGCAAAGATCATCGAATTCAACCTCCCTGGATCGAAGGCAGAAGTCCGCGGTGAGGATGTTATCATCACCATGCCCAATGGCGAGCAGCGTGTCTTGAACAAACGCGGTTTGTCGATGCGCGATGTGGTGGACACGATTTCCGCGATTGGGAAAATGATCATAATCGCGAAGACGGGTGGCTCTGCCGCTGGCCTGCTGGGAGGGGCTGCCCGTGCGGGTGCTGCGACCGGCGCCATGGAACTCGCTGGCGGCACGGCATCGGCGCTGGGTGGCTCTGAAAAGCCCCTGGTGGAGACTGTTAAGGACGCGGCCATGGGAGCCGCCTTTGCAGCCGGCGGCACGCTGCTGGTGGGCGGGACGTTCAAAGCCGCAAAGGCCCTTAGGAAAAAGGGTCGTTTGTTCAAGGGCGATCAACTCAGCCCCGCCGGTCGCGCCTTGCTGAAAAAGTCAGGCGTTGATCCTGACGACCTCACCCCGGAGACAATCCGGGAACTGAAGCCAATTATTGGTAAGGCGCGGAACGCCAAAGAGGCCGTTCGTCTTGCCGAGGCCAGGGGGTTGAAGGTCAATCTGACGCGGGGGCAGGTCACGCGCGACCCCGCTGCGTTGGGCCGGGAAGACGTTTTGGCGAAGGGCGGGGTGGAGTCCCTGGGGGACGATGCCAGCCGCCTCGCTGCAATGCGGCAGGGCCAGCCGAAATCGCTTGCCGCCGCCGGCGATGATGTGGCGGGCCGTGTCACGGGAACCCCGTTGTCTCCCGACCGTGGGGCTTCGATGAAGGCCGCGCAAGAGAAGCTGGGGCAGTTGTACGCGGCCGAGAAGAAAGCCGTGAGGGCTGCTTACGACGCGGCGAAGAACGGCAATGTAAAGGTTGCGACGGCATCCCTGAAAGACTATGCCAACCAACTCCGCGCGATCCGGGATGAATTCACCGATCCGCAGGTCAAATCTGCAGTCAATACCATCCTGAAAAAGATTCAGGCGAAGGGCGTCACGTCGATCTCCCTCACGGAATTGGAGAACGCGCGGAAGGTGTTCACCAACCTTCGGGGAAATCCATCGCAATTCGCGGCGGCGGCCCGTCTGCGGGGCGTCCATGACGACGTAATGAACGGGTTGGGAGACGATGCGTTCAAGCGCGGCGGACCGCAGGCGGTGAAGGCGTATCGCAAGGCCGTTTCGATGCGAAAAGAGATGGCCAAGCGCTTTGACGACGACAAGGCGATCATGGAGGGTGTCGGCAAAAGCCGGGTCGGGGACGATTTCGAGACCGCAGCGCCCGAGGAATTTGCCCAGAAGATCTTCGGCAAGTCCGGGCTGAGTCCCGTCAAAGGCGCCGACAAGACCATCAAACGACTGAAAACGGTTCTGGGCAAGGACAGCGCCGAATTCCAGGGCGTGAAGAACGAGGTCATTTCGCGCGTTTTCCAGGGCACCCCGGAGTCCTGGCCGAACCGCTTGAACAGGTTCGTCAAGGGCAACCCAACCCTGGCGCGGGAGTTGTTCACAAAGGCGGAAATGGCGCAACTGCGCACCCTCGCTCGCGTTTCGGATACCGCCATGAATGCCCCGGTGGGTGTCTACAATAAATCCGGCTCGGCAATCAATTTGCTGAGGGACAACCCCGCGATCAAGCGAATGCCGATCGTTGGGAATTTGGTGAAATATCCGGAGAATGTCGGCAACGATATGTTCGCGCGCCGTGCAATGGTGCCCCTAATTCCGGCGAACTCGAACAATGCCGTGGCTGGGTTGGGTGGTGCTGCAATCGGTGGCGACGAACGCCGGCGTCAGGCCATCGTTCGGATGCTTCAGGGCCAATAGCCGAACTTCTTTTTGTGCCAGAGGGCCCAGAGAAGGCCGAGGCACAGCCCCGCGATTGCGGTTTCAAGGGCTCCGACCAATCGGATGCCGATGGCGATTGCGCTGGACACGGCAACAACGCTGGCAATCAAGGCGAGGGCGTTCGGTTCGTGGCCTTGCCGGATTTCGTGGTCGGCTAAGGCCCAAAAAAGGCCGGCCGCACCGAACGCCAGTGCGGCCAAGACATAGGGATTTCCCGCGCCGTAGATGTAGGCGGCACAAGCGGCCAATCCCGAGGCCACGAACCCGACAAGAAAAAGATACATCGCTCGGATTATACCGATCCGGCGCGCGATTTGCAATGGAGGAACTATGCCCGGTTGGGATGGAAACGGGAACTTCACCCGGAATTACGACTGGACTGACGACCGGGACAGCGCGATCAAAGTGCAGGCGTCCCGGTTTGACACCGAACACGACAACTTTGCCACGGGCATCCAGGCATGTCTTGCAAAGAACGGTGAAAATGCCGCGACGGCGGACCTGAATCTGGGGACGTATCGGTACACAAACGCCGGCCAAGCGACCGCACGCACCGATCTTCTGAGGGCCGATCAACTCCAAGACGGCGATCTGAATTACGCGGCGGCGGGTGGCACGGCGGATGTGATCACGATTGCGCTCTCCCCAGCGATTACGGCCTACACAGAGGGGCCGATTTATGTTTTCCGCCCTTCTGCAGACAATGCCACGACCACGCCGACCATCAATTTCAATTCGGTCGGCGCCAAAACCATCAAGAAGTATGATGCCCAAGCACTGTTGGCGGGTGACATTCAAGAGAACAGCCCCGCCCTTGTGTCTTATGACGCAACCGATGACAGTTTCATCTTGCTGAATCCTGCTTCGGTCAAGGATTTTATTACCGCATCCTCGACCGACACGCTCACGAACAAGACCCTCACCAGTCCGACCATCAACGCGGGCGCTTTGTCGGGAACCTTCTCTGGCGACCCGACCTTCTCTGGTGCGGTGACATTTTCTAGCACCGTCAATCTCGACGGCAACACCTCCATCCGCAATGCCGGAAACGTTCCCACCAACCTACGGAACACGACGGCAACGCCCGGAAACGGTACATGGATTGCCAACGTCAACGCTCAGGCGGAGAACGACGCCGGCACGAACACGACGTTCGCTCGCATTCTCTTTGTTATCAGCGACGACACCGACACCACCGAAGACGGTCGCATTGATGGTCGTGCAATGGTCGCGGGGAGCGAGCAGACGGTGTTCTCTGCGGGTTCGTCTCCAATTTCTGTGACCAACGGCACGTTCAACGTCAACAATCTGAGCGTCAACGGAACCGCAACAGGTATCAGCGCGATCACGCGGGGGACGGTCGATACCCTGAATACCGAGACGAGCGTCACATTCAGTTCCATCGCTTCCGGCGCGAACCGCATCACGATCATGTTCGATCAGGTTTCGGAGGACTCAGGCGATGACCTGCTTGTTCAGATTGGCGACAGCGGCGGCCTAGAAACAACGGGTTATGAAAGCACGTCGGCCGACCAGAGCAGCGGTTCAACCGGAACGACAGGCTTCATCGTACGCATGTCGTCTTCCGGCAACACTTTCTCGGGAATCATGGTTCTGACTCGCATCGACGGAAACACTTGGGTTGAGGGTCACTCAGTCGGTCGGAACTCCGGCAACAACGGCATGGCTGGCGGTGGTCGGAAAGAACTCAGCGCCGAACTGGACCGCCTCGCTATTTTGCTCGATGGCTCGGGCACGTTTGATGGCGGCGAAGTCAACATTTATGTGGAGTAGATCATGTACACCGTAATCTCACGGGTCACGGACGGCGTGATCGAGAAATACCTCTCCGGCCTGACCGAGGCGGAAGCGGACGAAACCGTGGCTTGGTTGAAAGGCGAAGCCCCACGGATCAAGATCGTCACGTCCGAGGAAGGGGAAGAAGAGCAGGAGATTTGGGCCGACCCCACCTATCCGGCCTTCAAGGTTCTCACACCCGCGCAGAACATCACACTCTACCGGGTCAAGGCGGACAACAGCTTGTCTTCGCCGCGCCCGTCCAGCGATCAGGTCTGGGACACGCAGACGGAAGCCTGGGTCACTGACCCCGATTACATCAAGCCGGGTGCGTGGGAGACGGACGCCTTCATCGACCGTTTCACTGACGCTGAATGGGCTGGCATTTGGGCGGCGATCCAGGCCAGCCCCGCGATGGCGAAGTGGTACTCGAAGGCTGCTGCCAATGGGTCTATTCGGGCGGTAAGCCCGGACACGCAGGCCGGTATGGCTGCCTTGGTTGCGACTGGTCTGTTGACCGAAGAGCGCCGGGACGAAATCCTCGACCCGGACTGGGTTCCCTAAAATGTCTCAATCGGCCCCCACGCACGCAGAACTATACGAAAGGCTTGGCCAAGTCGTTGGTAAACTGGAGTCGTTAACCGATTTGATCCGCCAAGGGAACGAGCGCCACGACAGGGCCGATGCCGCGATTGCCGCGCTTGCCGTGCGAACGGGGAAGGTCGAAGCGACAATGGTCCCGCGCGACGAGTACCACCAGGACCAGGCCGAGATCACAAAAGAGCTGTCAGCAGATCGCTACCGGATCGCATCTCTGGAAGTCAGCCGCGCCCGGATGCGCGGGATGCTGATCGCGGTCGCCGCGCTGGCAACGACAGTCGGCGCGATGCTGTCTAAGTGGCTTGGGGGGGTCATCTCTAGCCTGTTCGGCAGTGGGCCTCCTCCGGCCCCATAGGAGAACACCATGCACCAACCCCTGATCCCGGCCACCATCGTTCTGACGGTGGGGCTGTTGATGGCGCTCGCGCAATGGCTGACCCAACTCTGGGATCCTTACGGCCCGGTGCGCTGGCGAAAACCACTGACAACGCTTCTCACATTCGGGACCGCTTCGGCGGTCTTTTTTATTTGGGGCTTGGTATGAAGGTTCTTCTGATCGTCGGCCATCAGCCGTGGGCCAAGGGCGCCCATAACGCGGTTGAAGGATTGTACGAATACGACTTCAACGAACCCCTGGCCTACAAGATTGCGTCTCGCGTGAAGAAGGCGAGCGTGATTGTGGATCACTACACACGCGGCGCTGACCTAGTGCGGTGGTCCGGCAAGTCCGATCTTCTCTTGGAATTGCACTGCAACGCCTTCAACAGCAAAGCCTCGGGCACACTGACCCTGTATGCGAACGGCTCCGTGAAGGGCAGGGCGGCGGCCGGCATCTTGCAAACGCACTTTGTGGAAGAACTGGACCTTCCCGACCGTGGAATCCTGCCGCGCACCGCAAAGGATCGTGGCGGCTATCTTCTCTGGGGCGTCAGTCAACCTGCGTTGATTGGCGAGCCCTTCTTTATCGACAACGACGGCGACCTGTTGCGCGCGCGCCAGAGAGACCTAGCGGGGGCATATGCCGGTGCGCTGGACCGTCTAGCGGAGGTTTGGAAATGAGCATCCTATCAGGAATCGGCGCGGCCTCGGACCTTATCAACGGCATTCTGGACCGCGTATGGCCGAACCCGACCGAACAGGAGAAGGCCAAGCTGGAGGCGATGAAGATCGCCCTATCCTCGGAAATGGCGATCCACGCAACCAATCAAGAGGAGGCCAAGCACCCGTCCGTTTTCGTAGCGGGGTGGCGGCCGGCCGTTGGTTGGATCGGCGCGTCCGGCTTCGCTTACATCGTCGTGGTCCAACCCTTCCTGTCTTGGGCGTCCACAAACCTCGGCTGGGAGACACCGCCGGTCATCAATACCGAACTGGTCCTGACCGTGCTGGGCGGGATGCTGGGTTTCGGCATCATGCGCGGCGTCGAGGGAATCTACGGCAAGAAACGCACGATCTGGAGAAAGAAAGATGACGGCAAAGAGTGATTTCGACAAGCTGATCGGGGACTTCAAAAAGGCCCCGGCGCAGGTTCAACAGGCAGTGGCCTCAGAGTGGGACGCGCTCTACCACGGGCGGTTCAAGTCCGCGATCCGCCAGAACCCCCTTACTGCCGTGTGGTATGCGGCCGGCGCGGGTGCTGCGGTGGGGTTCTTCCTAATGGGCTTGGTCTGGGCGGCGTTTTAGAGCCCCAGACCGTCGCCGCCGCAGCCATCTAACAGAATACAGAGTCACCTTCCGTTCGTCAACAAAAAGGGGCTGTGATGCCCATTGACGAAAAATACCGCCCGTTCGCAACGGAGCGGCAGTGGGAGTGCTATGCCGCGGTGCAAGAGCATGGTGGTGTCGTTGCTGCCGCGCAGGCTCTAGGAGTGCAACACTCCGCTGTAAGCCGTCGAGTCCAAGAGATGAAGGCCAAGGCCGCAAAGGCTGGCTATTCGCCCGATCACGATATGATCCACCCCGTTCCAGAGGGATACCGGGCCAAGGGCGTCTCCACGCTCTACGGCGAAGACGGGCAGGTCAAGGCACAATGGGTCAAGTCCCAACTGGACCCCACCATTGACGCGATCCGCGCCGTCCTCGATGCGGCCTGCGAAGACGTTCCTCGCGTCAAGCCCTCCAAACCACCCCCTCCCGTACAGTCCGAACTCTGCAACGCCTACATCATCACCGACTATCACCTCGGGATGTTGTCATGGCATGAAGAGACCGGCGACGATTGGAACCTCGACATTGCCGAGCGCATGTTGGTCGATTGGTTCTCTGCTTCTATCGCTGCGGCCCCTCCCGGTCAGGTCGCGATCTTCGCCCAGCTAGGCGACTTCCTCCATTGGGACGGCATGGAAGCCGTCACCCCCGCAAGCAAGCATATCCTCGACGCGGATACGCGCTTTCAGAAGTTGGTTCGGGTTGCCATTCGGGTGATCCGGCAAATCCTCGACATGCTCTTGCAGAAATATCCCACCGTCCGCGTGCTGATGGCGGACGCCAACCACGACCCGGCTTCGGGTGTGTGGCTTAGAGAAATGCTTGCGGCGATGTACGAGAACGAACCGCGAATTGAAGTCGATCAATCCGCCGACACATACTATTGCTATGAATGGGGACTGACCAGTCTGTTTTTTCATCATGGGCATAAGAAGAAGCTATCTCAAATTGTGGATGTTTTTGTTGCGAAATTCCGTGAGATATTCGGCCGCACCAAGTATTCTTATGCCCACACTGGACACCTTCACCACAAAGAAGTGAAGGAGACGAACCAAATGACCGTCGAACAGCACCAGACCCTAGCAGCCAAGGACGCTTATGCGAGCCGGGGCGGGTGGCTGGCGGACCGTTCGGCCCAGGTCATCACCTACCACAAGCGCCATGGTGAAGTGGCGCGGTTGCGAATCACACCGGAGATGCTTGATGCAGCGTGAGGCGATCAATCCCAAAGAGGCGCAGGGCGCTAAGAAAGTGCCTCTCTCCAAGGTGCCGCCGGTCGCGCTTGCATATCAAGCTCTTGTCCATGAAGCGGGGGATGCGGACTACGGGCCGCGCAACTGGCGGGATTCCCGCGTGCTAATGTCCGTCTATCTGGACGCGGCAATGCGGCATATCCTGTCGATGGTGGACGGTGAGGATCTTGACCCCAAATCGGGGTTGCCCCATGCGGCCCACGCCGCCGCGTGCATGAACATCATCATGGACGGCAGCTATCAAGGCACTTTGGAAGACGACCGGCCCACGAAGGGCATGTATGGGACCGTCTTCGGCGCGGGGCGTCCGGTCAATCATGCGCCGTTCTGTGGCAAGGAAGATAGCCGCAAGGGCTACGACGCATGGATGGCGCACAAGCGCAACACCCCGGAGAAATAATCTATCCGGGGTAATCACTCTGGGGGATCGGGGAGGGGCATCCAGTGGGTCAACCCACTAACGGGGACAAGCCCCCAAACCTCAACCCACTTAACTGGGTCTTCGCGAGGGCCGTCCATATCGATCTCGACAACAACCCGCTCACCGTGCTGAGCGCCCCACGCCAGAATCGCCGTCCCATCCTTCGGCGCACTGTCTATTGTCTTCCATTCGGTCATTTCCACGCCTCCATCAACATCTAGACAGGAACAGGGCGCGAACGCACTGTGAACGCAGTTTGTGAATTATACCGTAAAACGCACTGAAATTATTGATAAATAACGAGAGTAACATTATTGCGCGGAACTGTTATCCGATAATATATATTACAGCACTATGGGGGTTCACTACCCTCTTGACACAAAATGTAGTGGTTTGAGAGGCGTCACAGACTCAACTGTTCCGCCTTCGTGCGGGATATGTCCAGCGTTTCCGCCCCCTTTTTGACGATCCTGTTCCAACAGTTGACGCTCTTCCTTCGCTATCGTGCTGACCTGTCTCTGGCACAGGCGCACAGCATTGGCACAGGATTGAAGGGAATCGCCTAGACGCATCGGCTCGCCATGCCGGTGCGGCGCTCGCATCTTCGCGTCAATCTGGTTCGCCAGTCCGCGCAATCTCTCGGCAATGTCCAGCATCGCCATCCGGGACATTGGTTCCATCTCGTCTCCGAATTGTACCATGATAGGCACATCGATACGAACCGCTGGACGGCCGATCAACTCGCCGTCCATCTGACTCCATTCCGGGGCTTTGTCCCATACCATCACTTCTCTCCTTCAAAGCCAAAAGGGTTGCACCCGCAGCGCCGGCACCGCATCTCGCGGGCCTCTTTCAGGCCTACGCCCGCGCTTGCTGCCAAGGCTTCCATCTCTGCGAGGTTCTCGGCTGTAAAGCGTCGCGGCCTGCCTTTGCCGGGCCGGTCAATCGGCGTCGTTACGAAGCCACGATCAATCCACGTCCGGATGCGCGTCTCCGTCACGCCGAGCAATTCCGCAGCCTCCTTCGCAGTGTAATACATCATCGGGCCGGAGAATATGGTCGGTCTATCAGCCATGATGGCTTCCAGGGCTTCAACCGCATCAACCGGCGGGGTGCCGTTTTCCTGCTCACTCATCGTCGTACATCCTCGCTTGCTCGCGCTGAAACTCTGCCGCCCATTCCTTCGTTCGCCGATCCGCATATCCCTTGGGGTCCATCACCGCCTCGCCGTAGATCATCATGAAGGCGACGAATCCGATGGTCGCGCCGATACACCCGCCCAAACAGAACAGGTTCCAGATGTAGCGGCCGGGGTGGCAATCATGCTGCACCGGCCATCTCCCGTGTTTGTGCGAGGAGTTCGGCGCGGTCGAAGCCTCGCTTCTCCATAAGATCCAGCGTAGCAGATACCAAGGCGTCAAACTCGTCTTGCGGCATCTTCCCGAAGGCCACGCTTTTCGCGAGCGGCGTGGGTTTGCCGCCGATCTGGTGCCACCGGCAATAGCCAAGCACGATCAAAAGCCCTTGCCGCATTTCGTCTATGTCCGTGTAGTAACTCTGATTCTCAAACAACGTGTTCACAAGCGCAAACCAGAAACGGTGCTGTTCCCCGGATCGGCGGGTTGGATCTTTCGTGTCCGCCACAAACCGGGTGTGATTGGGCAGCTTGTAAAAGAACCGCCATGCCCGCTCGTCGCAGGGATAGGCCGCACCGCCGCGCTTTTCCCAGAGGCCGTCCATTACCGCGCTGCCTCGACCATCTCGGTCAGCCAAGTGTTGTATTTGTCCCAGGCGGCGTCCTTGGCGGCGTCCCAGGCGGCGTCCCTGGCGGCGGCCCTGGCGGCGTCCCAGGCGGCGGCCCTGGCGGCGTCCCAGGCGGCGTCCCAGGCGGCGGCCCAGGCGGCGGCCCTGGCGGCGTCCCTGGCGGCGTCCCAGGCGGCGTCCCAGGCGGCGGCCCAGGCGGGCGCCCAGGCGGCGGCACTGGCGGTGGCCCTGGCGGCGTCCCAGGCGGCGTCCCTTAATTTTTCATCACCCGTTTCAAGATACTTCCGCACCACGTCGGGCGCGTCCCACAGGTGGATGACGTCGAGAGCAACCCGTCGCGCAAAGGCGCAGAGAACATCCTCGCCATCAACCGACCACAAAATTGTCCGTTCTCGGCAGACGAATTTATCGTCTTGAGCTTGAACAATATCGCCGCACTCAACGCGGTGGATTACGTGTCCTGGCGCATAGGTCAGCGCGTCAAAGATACGTTCGCTCGCGTGTAGACCCGTGGCGCATATCTCTACCGGCCCATCATGCCGCAGAACCTCACCAACCGGCGGAATCGGCCGCCCATCGCGCAGCTTGTCCGCCGTGAAATGCCATGCCTTCATTTCTTCCACTCCTCATACCGCCACCGCGCGCCGTCCCGAATGAGGGCCATCACGGCTTCGGTGTGTTCGTTCATCATCCGAACCCAGAAGGTCGCTTCCCCGTGCTGATGCTGGTCCCGGTGGTAGTCCGGGCAGACCGGCAGCGCGTAGAAGTCGGACGGCTTCATGCCCATGCCCCCGTCCGCCCCCAGTCGGATATGCGCGGGATCACACGGGGACCGCCCGGTGAAGACGCACGGTTGTTTGCGGAGCCAATCGAGATAGGCCCGGTCGCGGTGGGGCTGGCGCTTGGGGAGGAGGGTCATTCGACAATGACCTTGCCGTCTCCGTCCACGTTGATGCCGAGCGATTTGTCGACGTATTTGACGCCCCTTACCGAACCATCGGTGTGAAAACGGAGGAGGCATTGATTAAGTCCACCCTTTTGCGCCATGAGAAGAATGCCCCCGTCGTCTTCCACCAAGGAGAGGCAGACTGGGATCTGATTTTCTTCACTGTTCAGAATAAACCTCGGCATCTCTAACCTCCTTGATCTTGCTACCCGGAAACCCCTCTAGAACGGCTTTTACGAGGGGGTGGTCAAAAGGGGATTTCGTCGTTGAAATCCTCCTGCGGCGGGTCTTGGCGGGCCTTGTCCGGGTAGTCACCCGTGGGCGCCCGCGTGTCGAGCATTTGCAGTTCGCCGCGATAGCGTTGCAGCACGATCTCGGTGGTGTACTTCTCCACGCCGCTTTGATCGGTCCACTTGCGGGTCTGCAGCTGGCCTTCCAAGTAGACCTTCGATCCCTTGCGCAGATACCGTTCGGCAACTTCGGCAAGGCGGTCGTTGAAGATCACCACCCGGTGCCATTCGGTGCGCTCCTTGCGCTCGCCGCTGTTGCGATTCTTCCAGCTTTCCGACGTGGCGACGGAGAGATTGACGATCTTCGTCCCGTCTTGTGTGGTGCGCACGTCCGGGTCACGCCCGACGTTGCCAACCAGAATCACTTTGTTGATGCTCGCCATCGTCTACTCCGCTGCTTGTGGGGTGAGTTCGGCCGCCCGCGCGATCTTCAGGTCTTCCAGGCGCTTTCGCCAGTTGGGTGGCAGGGCTTCGATATGCTTCTGGTTCTCGGTCCAGATCGTGTCGATCACGGCGAGCGCATCGGCGCCCCTGAGTGCGTCGGCAATTTCCTTGGCCTTCTTTTCCGCCGGCGACGGTTCGGCCTTCTTCGCCGCACCCTGCGCCGCGTTGGCGTCGTCGTCTTCGTCCGCCGAGATGCCGACCATCGTCGCCATGCCGTACCGTTTGGCGTAGGTCAACGCGCTGCCCATCGCCTGCGGCTTGTCCAACACGACCGGGAGGGGGTACTCCCCTTCGATCCACTGCCCGGACGAATGGGCAAGGCGGGTGCAAAGGACCAACCCAAACTCGGTCTGTATCGTGTACTGGATGAGAGACAGGTTGTGTTTGGACAGCGCCGGGATCACCGCGTCTCGAATGGATGCAAGGTCCGCGTACTTGCTTTTGAAGTGCGGATTGACCTTGTTCAACGGCGCGTTGCTCATCTCGCTTTGCGCCTTCGCCAACGCGGCGGCGAGTTCGTTGATCTGTTCACTCTGCATTGATTTCTTCCATTGCCATGAGATACAAATATTCGCTTTCGGTGATCGCTTCTCCAAAGGTGGCGACCTGACCGATATCGGCGGGCTCTCCCGCAATCGTCGCGGTCTTCACCGGGCTGCGGTCCAGTTGCTCGCCCGTGTCTGGGTCAACCGCCACGGTCTTCTCGATCCTTGCGGGACGCCATGCCCCGCGCCGTTCTGTCCGCACCCGGTAGAACCCGCAGGGCGCCCGCGCCGCCTGATCCTCGAACAGCGCGTCCCACATTCCCTGCGAAGTAATCACCCGCCAGCCCCCACCATCGCGAGGAACAGCAAGGC